GTATGAACTTGAAAACCTACAAATAGGTAAAATTCCGTTCTCTCCTCATTGCTAATCTCCAGCACATTACCATGCTGGATCCTGGTCTAATGTTTAAGCTAAGACCTGTAGCTCCCGATCATATATCGGGAATGTACTAATGCGCCAAAACAGCGAAAAATCCGGTCCGGTGGAACCGTAATTCAACGTGCTGCAAGACGCCTTAAATTGGTTGGTGGGTTCTGGTGAATCCCACAAAGTTGGTGCTGTTTTACACAGCATCCTTTGAAAGAGGTATATATAACCTCCCTCATCCACGGCTTTGCCCTGGTTAACCTGCTTAAATCTAGGATCGTTAAACCTTCTATTAGACAAAAAAGGTGTTTCAACCTCTAGAACAGGTTGTTTGTCGCCTGGCGTGATAATTGCTCCATCAAACATTGGACTGTTATAAAGGGCGACCTCTCTACCCAACTCATTAGTTGAGAGATTAAGCCCATGTGCATTTGTGCGACCGACATCCGGCTCAGTTCTAAAGGCATAGAATGCCCACTGAGTAGGTTCTCTCGACGAAGTGGTGAAAGAAGAAATGGTTTTGACTCGAAAAGAGCCACGCCATGCACAAAACATGGGTGCTACCCAATTGAGGATAGTTGCTTTGGCATCATTGTATGGGTGCGAAGCACCGCTAGGCAAAATTATCGACCCCATACCAGTGGGGTCGTACCCAGAATACGCAGGAAACGTACTAATATAGCCGAATGAAGTGCCTAAAGCAACAGATGACTGACTATCCAAAGTGGCGGCATCCAAGTGATATTCCAAAGGAAAACCTCTCTTGAACAAGGCACGCCAAGACATGGGCCTCTGACCAAAAAAGGTCAAAGTGTCGTCTGATTTCACCGAACCACCCATCGGATCAACCTCATTTTCCTCCATGGGCTCAAGAGGGTCAATGTAAGTTGACGCGGGTGAATACAAATCACCAGGTTTCGCAAAAAAGGCAGCCTTGCCTATCTTGCCGGAATCACAAACGTTAAAGCTCATGTCATCAGAAGAAACATAAACGTTGACAATGGGATTACCAGTAGC